GTGACGATACGACCCGCCAGTGCCGATGGCAGAGTGGTACCGGTCAGGCCCAAGGCAACCATTGGCGAATCCGGGCCGAGAATGCGGCCTCGGAACGTGCCACGCAGCTCGAACGTGATGTTGTGCAGGCGCAGTTGCAGGATGTTCGGCGCGGTGGAGCCACTGGAGAACGTCAGTGCGTTGTAGGCACTGAGGTCACCGGCAGCGGATGCCGGCAAGCTCAGGGTCAAGTTGCTGAGATCCAGCGACGAGCCGTAGCTCTGCCAGAACGAGCCCATGCGCGGCAGCGGGTCGCCATCACGCAAGAACTCATTGATGACCAGACGGGTACCGGCGCCAATTTCACCGCGTACAGCCACCTCCCGGCCCTCATGCCGCACATGAGAGTCCAGGACGTAATGATTCATCAGCCAGGCCTCGCAGCGCCCGCCCTTGGGCGTGGAGTCGACTGCGCGCTGGATGGTGCGGAATGGGCTTGCCTTGGTACCAAGGTTGCTGTCCAAGCCCAGCTCGGGGTCAACATAGAACTCGCGGAAGATGGCCGGCGCCGCCGCCACCGCCGCCGATACGGCGGCGTCAATGGAGGCTTTTTTGGTGTCGAATACGGTAACCAGCTTACTGTTGACGCTCACCAATTCGGCAATTTGAGATTCGAGACTCATAGGGTTTTATGCTCCGTGAATGTGCTTCATGACAATGGTTTGCAGGGAAGTGGTGGCAATTGCGTTGGCCACGGCCGCACTCAATAGGCCATCCCGCGCCTCGGTGTGTGCCTGCTCAGCTGAAGACATGCGCCCCATGAGCAGGGCGATTTGATTGCCCGCAACAGTCTGTCGGCGCTCCTCCTCCGTCAGGCGGTCACCCTGCTGCAGGTTGCGTAGTTGCTCGGCGATCATGGCCGTCGCCATTGCCGCCATCGGCTCGGCCATGGTCAAGTTGAGCCCGGCCGAGGTGCTGTTGATGGTGACGCTGTTGGCTGGCAGCGCCTCCAACGACAGGTCGTAAGCCAGCAGCAGCTCGGTGTTGGGCGACTTGTAGGTCAACTGCTCGGTCGGATGCGACCAGACGGCGAGCAGCGTGCCGTCGCTCAGGAAAAAGCCGACCTCCCGCACCCAGAACGCGGCCGAGTCATCAGCCACGGCCGTCAGGTGAATCAGCGTGCCGCTCAGCTTCTCCCCGCCTGAAATGGGGTACTTGGCCACCTGAGTGCGCAAGGTCTTCTGATCAGCGCTGGGGGTGTAGCCAGCAGAGCCCAGGCCAATGTGGGAGATCTCGGCAGATAGGCCGGTGCTGGTTGCGTTCCAGATCGCTGCCAGGCCTGCCTTGGTGATCTGGGGTTGCAAAGCGGTACTCATAGAACAGCCTCCATCGTGACGCGCACGACAGTACGGTTGCTGACGCCATTAGCCGCCAGCACCACCGTTTCATTGTGGATGGGAACGCTTTGCGGCTCGGCGGACCACCGAGAAACGCAGCGTATGTGGTTTGCGTTGGCGACCTGCAGGACCTGCTCCGCCAGCGGCATAGGCACCGCCTGGGCGTCGCCGGCGTGTCGCTGGACCTGCTGCAGACGGGACGCGTTGACCAAACCAAGGCCTTGCTCGGATGGCGGCATGGGGATGGGTTGCGTCTCGGCCGAGCGGCGTGAGCGTTGCTGCAACTGGTAGGCATTGGCTGCCACGAGGCCATCATCGAAGCGCGCGCCGAGACGGAAGGTGTAGTGGCTGCGCTCATTCTTCGCCGCGTCGACCAGAGCGCGCAGGCGCTCCTCCAACTGTGGCGAGATGATCGAACCCTCGCCGGGCCGGTTGTCGTTGGCCCAGGCTGTGACCTGGAACGTATACGGCGCGGCGTTTGGTATCTGGTGCCATTCCTTGAAGTCAGCATTGACCCGGACGGCCTTGAGTACCCGCCGGATCGCGCCGACTGTGCCCTTGGTCTTGTGAACCTGAATCGCCTCGCGGATCAACTCGCGACGTTGAACGTCGGTGTAAGCCGCCTCCCAACCTTCAACTTTCAAAGCCCAGCCCAGCCAGGGCAGGAAGTTTGCGGGGCAACGGGCTGAGTCTGCGACTCCGCGGATAATGTCTGGGTCCAGGCCGTGGTCCCGAGCGGCTTCGAGTGCACGCTCCAGGTGCGTGGCATTCAGTGGCAGCAGGCTCATCCGACCACCTTCGTGCTCAGCGAGATAGATGTGCAGTTGGGGTAGTGCCGCTTGTCGCAAGTGATGTCGGCGGTGGGGTTCTTCAGGTCCACCCGGCGTACGCCCTGGACATGCAGGGCGGCATATATGGCCGAAAGTGACAGTTGCCCTTCCAAATCCCTGGCTGCGGCGATCGCCTTATCCAGGCTGGCCCGGGATGCGGCCTGGACCACTGATGGTTCGGGACCGGCCTCCAGTTCCAGGGTGGCCTGCACCTCAAAGCTCACTGGCTGGCCCAGTTGTGCACGCGGCCGGTCAGTCACAGGGCGCACGCTTTCGTCCGAAAGGTTCTTGTGCACCATGTTGACCAACTCTTCTGGCTGTTCCTGGCTGTCGAGGCGGGGCAGTACGGCAAGCGACACATCCCCCGGCAGAGGATTGGTCAAGCCGGCGTCGTAATCGCATACCAGGACAATGGCCCCTGCCGGTAGTTGGGCTGCCACTGCGGCTGGCACGGGCACACCACTGAATCTGGGCGAATCGACAGACACACTGGCGATGCTGGCAGAGGCACTCAGGCCATGGAACTCGTAGGCACCTCGGCTGCCGGCGCTGGAAAGCGCCTCCAGTGACAACCTGGTGCGATACCGCAGGTCTTCGTCGCTTTCCATGACCGCAGGCACGGGTGGCACAGCATCTGGGTCTGCCGGGCGCAGGGTCAGCTTTTGCACGCCGTAGTCGGCCGCACGATTTTCCAGATCAGCGCCCGCGGCATAGGCCAGGAGGCTAGCTTTGGCTGCATCGTTCACGCGCTGCCGGAGCACCAGTTCGCGGTAAGTGCTCTCCTCGAGCAGCTTGGTGACTGGATCCGACTTCAAGGCAAGCCGTGCTGCGATGGCTGGCTGTTCGGCCGCGGGGTAGCTGCTGAGGTACTGAGCCTTGCGGGTGACCAGGAGCGCTTCGAAGTCGAGCATCTCCACAACATCTGGCGGGGGCAGGAGGCTTAGATCGATCATGCGGGTGGCAGTCATTGGAAAGCCCCCAACTGGATTGGCGTTCGAATATTCAAGGGCGCATTGGTGTCGTTCTGCTTCGCCTCGATATCCAGCATGGCGCTACCCGACAGGGAATCGACGTCCAGACGCACTGCAGCCAAGGTGATACGCGGCTCCCACTGCATGATGGCCACGGCCGACGCGGCGTACAGCCGCAGGCGGTTGGCCGCATTGAGTGGATGGTCGATTAGTTCGGGTACGAGGGCGCCGTAGTCGCGGCGCATTACCCGCGTGCCAATGCGCGTCGTCAGGATGTCCACGATGGACTGGGCGATGTGGGCCTCTTCCGAAATGGGCTCGCCGGTGTGTCTGTTCATTTCACTGGGCTCCCGGTCTGACCTGGTCCAGGCATCACACCCGCGTGCACATGCTCAACCAGGCTGACGCCGGCGGCGATGACGTCGATCGACACCTCCACCTTGCCGGTGACCTTCTGGTTGCCGGTCTGGGTGTAGTTACCCTCATGCACGATGTCGCCGACGATGCGGATACCGCCGTCGCTGATAACTTCGGACGTACCGCCTGCCGGCAGAATCGCACGCAGGTGATGGGCCACGCTGTCGTACTCGACCACCGCGCCATCGGCGTAAGTGCGGCGTTTGAGGCCTGCGCGATCCCCGTTGGCCGGGATCTGGTCACTGAACAAGCCGGTGATCGCGATGCCGTTGGCCAGCTGTCCACTGGGGGACAGCAGGATGACCTGCTCGTCAACCGTGGGTGGATCCCAATCCCGGTCGGCACCAGCTCGCAGCGCGAGCCAGGGCAACCAGGTAGTCAGAATGCCGCCAGTCTGAACCTTCACGCGCGGCGGCGCGTGCTGCACCTCGGCAATTGTGCCAAGGCGCACCAGGTTTTCGAGTAGACGGCTGATTTCGGCGATCGAGTTCATGGCGCGATGGTCGCGCCACGCACGCGCAAGCGCAGCACGCTGCGCTTGTAATGCGGGGGCCTACAGGCTGAGGTGGGAAAGGATGGCGTCCTTGAGGCTTTCCAAGTCGGCGGTGCTGACACCCAGCAATTGCCGCTCTTCGTACTGGGCTGTTGGCCCACGCGGGGCGATTCGGTCACGCAAGCCATACTGGTGCACGCGGGCAATTCTGCCGACTCGGCCGGAGAAACCGACCAAGATCCCTTTAGCGTCACCGCTGGCTTTCAGGTAGCTGGCCCGGCGGAGCGTCTGGAACATCTTGGCCTTGGCCTTAACGCGGCCGACCTTCTCACGCAGTTTGTGGGTACGACGCGGGGCAAACGGAGTGCCGTCGGGGTTCCGCTGGCTTGCGATCCGCGTCTGTTGCTGCCGGCGCAGCTGCTGCGCAAGGGTGCGGGCCAGTTTGATGCGGCCAGCTGGCTCAAGCCGCTGCAGCAGTGGCCCGGCGAAGTCTTCCAGATCGTTAA